CAAACGGCAGCTGCCATACCTTTGCGAGCCCCATGTACAGACTTGCGCACGCAGGCAAAACTATCAAACAAATCCATTTCAAAAAATCGAATGTAGTATCGTTTAGCTTCATTTCACACCTCACTTTATCGGGAGCGACTTCAACGCCCCTCCCTCTCCGTATTCTCTCGCAACTCGTCCGTTGCCGTTTAACTTTTCGTAGGCTTCGTATTCCTCTTGAATATCGTCGTATTCATCGGATGGGATATATCCTATCTCATGGTAGTAGTCCGCTCTGTTTAAAAGATGGTTTCTGCACAAGGCTTTCAACACGACCTCGGACGGTGTTTTCTTTTTAGTTTTGCTCTTATATAACTCCATTAGGAAGTTCCCGAGCCAATTAGACCCGAGGACTATCCCTATAAGAGTCAATATCGTTTCGTAGTTCATTTCTACCTCGTATTAAGAAACCTTTGGAATGCCTTTGCGGTCTTCTCGCCCATGATACCGTCCACCGCTCCGACATCCTGCTTCTCTTTTATAAGAAACTTTTGAAGAGCCATGATGGTCTTCTTTCCGCAGAGTCCGTCTATATCACCGACCGCATAGCGTTTGTTTTTAAGGTATCTCTGAAGCCTGTCGACCGTAGTTGATCCCGTGTAGCCGTCGTTGAATCGTGCGGTTGTCCATCTCGGGATGTAGGGTTTAACCGTTGAAGTCTGTCCTCCTATCCATCCGTCGGGAGTAAGACCGAGCCACCATTGAAGCCTCATTGTTGAGAGTTCTCCGAAGTAACCGTCTACTGTTAACTTGCCATCGCCCTCGCCTAACTGTTTATTGACCTCGTTGGCTATGTACGGGAACTTGCTTGCAAGGTAATCCCCTGGGCAGGTCGTTGCCATGAAGTAACGGTGCATTGTAAGGTTTCCGTTTGCGTTCCCCGTGAAGTTTAATTTCTTGATACCGTTCCTTCGGCAGATGTCTACGCATAACTCAATGCACTTGTTGATGGCGGTATCCGAAACGTGCCAATTGCCACCGATTTTATCATTAGCGAGTTCGATTGTTATCGACCGCTGATTGCTTGCGAAGTTGCCATTTGCCCATGAAGTATACTTTTCTTCAACATACATTCCAACTCTACCGCTTGAATCTATTCCATAGTTTGAAGAACGCCCATAAGTCTGGAATGCCTGACCGCATTGCTCTACTGTGAGATTTCCCGCCATGTGATGGATAGTGATGTCTGTGATTCGTTTCCCGTCTCTTGAATCGTAGTTCGGAGACAGTTTCACATAATTTACTAATGGAGAATTGCTCATTTAAAGACCTCCCAAATGATATATATAAGTGGTGCTGATTTTATAAAAGAAATGACTCCCACTATGAGAGCCATTCCGATGAGTATTATGATTAACTTGTCCATCGTCCCTCCACCTTTATCATGATGTTTGGAGTGGTGACCGTACCCGATACGGTATAGTTCCAAACCGCCACCGTAGTACCGCTTATGGATGCCGTGAGCCATGACCCCGAGTTGGCACCCGTCACTCCTACATAGTCGATTGATGCGAATGCAGGCAGAGTCGGAAGATTATTCAAGAGGCTTCTTCTCAAACCGTTGATGATTGAATAAGCATCATATGTCGCATTAGTCATATGGATGACCGCCTCCATACGTCCCGAATGCCACTTCCTATATGTCCATCCGTTTGAATCTGTCCCGACTTCAACGGGGAAGTCTGCTATGAAGTCCCCGTCTATATTCGCCCTTGTTCCGTAGATGTCGCCATTGACCTCGAAAGAGTTGGAATGCTCGGGGAACTTGTCGACCGATACCGAGTTCTTGACGATGTCGAAGTAAAAGAGTGGGATGCCCTTTCCTATAGTTATCTCGAAAGTTGAAGACCCACCGAACGAGTCTGTGATGGTCAGTAAGATGTACCACGGATATTGATTATCAAGTGAGACCGTAGTCGTTCCGCTTGAAGATATGGTCTGCGTGACCGTATAGGACGACTCCGAAGTCTTACGCGCCTGGAGTTGGATAGTGACCGCATTTGACCCGATATAGGTGTAGTTCGTAGTCGGTGTTATTTCTGTGTTGGAGTAATACCCTGCGACTCGTTTAGCCGTCGCACTCATGGTAGGCGGTTGATATTCCACCGTGTCCAAATCAATGACCAAAGACGCGGTAAGTCCTCTTGAATCTGTAACGACTACCGTTGCGGTCCTGGTCTCTGATGAATTGATGACCACGTTTGAGACCGTCGCGGTCGTTCCCGATAAGGTCATGCTGATGTCGTTCACCTTGACCGATGAAACGGTGGCTTGATTCCTTGCGCTTATACCCGTTGCGGTGAATTGCACTTTTGACTTGCCCTGCACTATCTTTTGATTGTTGCCCGTGATCCCTACTACGGTCGAGTCGGTGTCTCTGTATGTGAGTCCCGTAAGTGTAGGTGCTGAGTCCTGCCCTACCCTATATGTTCCCGACTTGCTTGCAGGGTGATTATCATAATTGACCGTCACCGTATAAGTTCCGCTCGTTGATGTCGGGATGGACTGATATAAGGCGGTGGCTGATGATGACGGTATGGTGACAGATGTTCCTGTCGTGGTGGTGTTGATTATAGTCGTGCCTTCCGCCACTACCGTTACAGATGCCTCGCGCCCTATCGGGTTATATATGGTTATGACCGCGTCTTCCCCGATAACGAAGTTAGGGCAATTGGTCGCGTACGGGTAGGAATAGGTTTTGACCTCCGTGACCGCTGATACCGACTCGGTCTGTGTGTCCCTCCGTTTGACTTTCGTTCGTACCCTATAGGTTGACGCATGGTCGAGTCCCGATATGGTATATTGTCCGTCTTTGGAACTACCTGCCCATATGCCTATCCATGTAGCCCCTCCATTGGTGGAGTACCACGCATAGTCAACGGTGGTATCTGCCTCGAAGTATACCGTGATAGATGTCTCCGTCTTGGATGTGATGGTCTGTGTGACCGCCGTTCCGCTGATAGGATTCAATGTGAATGATTGAGACCCCGTACAGTTCACAGACGTGGAATAGATCGCAGCGTTTATCGAAGCAGTGAAGGACTTCGTTCCGTCGGTGTTATGAGTGAGTACCGTCGAGCCACTTGCCACCGTTCCCGTATACATCGCGTATCTGTTGGAAGAACTTAACGAGTAGACCGTCCTCCCGTCGATGGTGACCGTGACGGGTCCTGTGTAATAATAGGACGAACTTCCACCATTAGCCGTTAATGTCCACGATATGGTCGATTGATTATTCGGTATCGATTGGCTTGCCGTCCAACTTAATGTTAAATATCTGCCCTCATATGATGAGGTTGATACACTTCCGCTTAATGCCATGTTATTCTCCTACCGCAACAATGCCGACCCCGGTATTGTCTGTGTTTGAAATATCAATAAATCTTATCTTGTCGCACAATGTGATCTCTTCCTCGACCACCGCTTGTTTCATATGGAACTGATCCGACGCTACCCAATAGAGTTTGTTGCCGTTAAGGTCAAACCCTGCGAAGCCTTCTTCGTAGTTCATACTGACGTAGCCGTTCGCACCGTACATCCTTAAGCCGAGGTTGTCCATTCTGCCGACGAGTGTTCCGTCTGCGGTGCGAAGTTCAAGGACTCCGTTTCCGTTATCTTCGCCACCTAACTGAAGGACACCGCCACGGATTCGGTTTGCACTCAAAAGTCCCGTGGTTATAAAGTCCGCATTGATTTGACCGTCCATAGTCAGAGCCAACGACGAAAAGTCGCCATTGTACCCCGTGGATGAGAAGCCTAACCCTCCGAGATTCCACCGCCATACATTCACCGCGGTGTTGATGTCGGGCGAGTCCATGACAAGGAACTCATATGGTGTCCCGTTCGCGTCGGAATGAAGCACTACATAACCGCCCTTATTCCCTGTTATCTTGTTGGTGGCGTTTGCTATAGCATTAGCCATCATTGAAGTGGTCGGAAGGTCGCTCGTTATCTCGTTGGTGATTTGAGTGATGACATCTGCCAAAGTGGTCTGCGAGTCGCCTAATTCAATCTCGTCGTATCTGTCAAGTAAGACGTTCCACTCGGTGCGAATGACTTTCTTCTTCGTGCTGATCCCGAGTGCTTCATATATGACCGAAACGGTATCGCATAAGTGTACTCGTTGAAGTGGTGCGTAATCCTTATATTCCTCGGTCTGCCATAACTGAACGAAGTCCGCTTTGATGTTCTCTGTGACGTTTATGCCCGAGGAGTTCTGAAGTCGCGTCCTTGCGGTCTGCCTTAACTCGTCCTCAGTAGGTGCGTTCTCAAACGATGAGGTAAGGTCTAACGGTATGGCTTTTATTTCCGTTACATTGTCCAAAGTCACAAGGTCGGGAAGTGTCACCACTTCGTCCTCGCTCGTCCAATACGGAGCCACCGCGTTATAATATGATGACGCGTCTATCTCTTGAGTTACGTCGGAGAGATTCTTTCCGTATCGAATCGTTACGCCCGAGTCTTGACCTCTATTGAGATAGAGTCGCACCGTCCACTTGTCGAACTCATATTCACCCTTCCCGTATACGTCCAAAAGTGACCCGCGTTCTCCACCGAGAAGAGACCTAACAGACCTCGGAAGTTCGTTCGTGAAGTCTGCGCTCACCACTTTGTCCGTCCAGAACGTGAAGGGATTCGTCGGTAAGGAATTAGGCACGATTTGAGCAATTGCGTCCGTGATACCTGTAGCCGTGAAAGGCATTGCGATTATGTTGGATAACTTATATGACAGATGGTATGCATTGAATGTCACTATCCCGTCTATCTTTGCCGTTCGCTTGTAAATAATAAAAGGCTGAATGTCGCCCGTCTCATCGTGTGTGACCGCGATCATTCTGCCCTCCTGGATAAGTTCATATTTCTCTCCCGAAATGGGATATTCGAACTCGAGTTCATATACACCATTTCGTTCCTCGGTGACTACGCAAGAAATAGTGTCCTTGAGTCTTCCGAGTCCGTTCGATGTGAATTGTGTTTCTGCTGAATCGTATAAAATTGGAATCATACTTCCCACCATTTAGGCTTGACTTTGACGGATGTCAGACCGACCGCTCCGATGTTGTTATTTCCTTCTTTTAATGTAGGGAACTCGCCCGATACCATATCGTTACGGGAGATAATCGCTCCGTTTTCTTCCTCATATGCCTCCATCATTTCCGAGTCGATGATGGTCGTCCCGTTGTTGGCGATGGTCATGGAAATATTATTTACCGATAGAGTTCCGCTCCCCTCGACTTCGAATACGGGGCAAGATTCAAACGGTGTGGGGTTGACTAAAATATTCGGATTCTCACCGACTTCCACTTCCACCGTTCCTGCGTCTGCCCATATGTTGTTAGTTCCAAGTAAGGTATTGACTTCTGTTGGTTCGAGATTGTATTCTGTTCCGTTTCCGCTCATATCAACTACTTGGCTTCCGATTGGTGGCGTTGTGCCTTCCGAGTATACCGCTCTGTCACATATCCATTCACCGCTTATCGTCTCGCCATTGTATGAGGAATAGAACGGGTAGGATTTCAACTTCCCACTCATCACATCCAATACTCCACCATATACTGTCTGACCTAATGATATGGGATAAGATGTGCCTTGATAGGGTTCGTAGTCTGCCGATGTATTCGCAAGTCTTAACATTGGCTTGAATACCGCATTATTAAGAGTTGTGCCGTTTTTGACATCGATAACAAATCTATAAGGTTGATTCGTTAAGTTTGCGGTGTTTATAGTAACCCCCTCGCCCGTGTCATATAAGTTACCGCTTCCATAGGCTTGCAAGTCTAACGCATAGGTTAATGCTGAACCTCCGCTCGGACATCCGCTTAAGATATATGTGCCATCTTTAAAGTAATTGCTGAGGTAGTCATAATCAAACCATATCACGCAGTATGAACGATTTGTCGCAGTTCCGTTTGCGGTTATAGTTCCATCTGCGTTAACAGTATAGGTTATTCCTGCGTAAGTCTGTGTTGTTGCGGTGTTCTTAAGCAGATTCTTTCCTACCCTTGTTACATTTACCCCCTCATATCCGCTTATCGGTCTAACATTAGATGGTGAAGGGTCTCCGCTTCCGCTCTGCTTTGGTGTGATATTGACCTTTAAGGATTTGATAGCCGTGGTCTCTGTCCCGTCAAACGAGACGATTGATCCCGAATAGGTCTCGGTCTCTCCCCATTCGCCTAATGTGATAGGCTCGTCACCCGATAAGAGGAAGCGTTGGGGTTTGCAATCGAATTTCAAAACCACCTCCGCTATCGTATTAAACATAACCGGCTCAGCTTCGAATCCGCTTATAAACGTACCGAGCCTATACTCATCAGGGTGGAACGTATCGGTCAGCTTCTGATATCCCTTCTGCGATGACAGAGCGTTCCGGAAGTTTCTCAGCTGAGTCCTGAACGTATCCAGGTCGTCCGCATAGCAATAGACCGTATATTCCACCGTGATATTTTTAAAGCGACCTTTGTCGATTAAAAGGTCGCCGTTTCGCCCCGGGATCTCGATGGTGTCCACGTCTCTCTCCGGAGCGTTGAAAGTTCCGTCACCAGCAACAAGCAGATTATAGTCTGCGCTATCCACTGTGCCGAACCTGAAGCTGTTATTTATACTCCCCATGCGACCCTCCTTGAGTTCTGAGCTGATATCATCTTACGTTCAACCGCTTCTGCTATTGCGTTCACATCCATACCGGGAGCTGCGTAGACGTTTATAGTTACGTCCCCTCCCCTTCCATTCTTTTCGACTGACTCCGCTAACTTATCCATGCGCTTCCAGAACGGATCAAGTGGAAGGATAGCCTCGTTAGATGTGCC